TGGCTGTGGTGTCGGTGTTTGTTCACTTAGCCATTTTTGGTAGGCGGTCCATCTGCCGCTTCCCGGAGTTGGTGGGTTCTCCGTCCAATACTTTGCCATTCTTGCATCCCTTTCTGCTTTCCACTCTTCATATCCCGGCTCTCCCGGTTGCGGTGGTGGTGGTGGTTGCGGTGGTGTTTTATTATGCGACAACGCAGGTACTGGATTTTCTTCAGTGCCGCCTCGTAACATATATGTTTCCGCTTTATCCACGGAAAGACTGATGACTGGACCTGTAGCAAAAGGCTTCTTGCCTTTAACAACCAAGTCGCCGATTATATCTCCCTTTTTCAAATTGCCTACTTCCACAAAGCCTTTGCTATTGACAAAGTAAGGGTGGCTGTAAGAAGAAACAATACTGTCGCTATCTTCAAACAAGACTTCACATCTTGGAGCGTCTTCAACTCTTTGGACTCTGGTTACTTTCTGAGGATCCTTTGAAGTCATAACTTCATCACCTACCTTGAGTTCTCCAGCTAATATCCAGTCGTTGTTTGCTAACTGTATGTGCTCTTTCGGACTCGGACACATTGGTCCATGAGGATCAAATACTGGTGGCCATGGTTTATCTGCTGGCCAATCGGGAGGTCTCTGTTCCGTTCCTACTGGTGGAGGTGGCACCGTTGGTGGTGCTGGCGGCGTGTCTCCGTTTCCTACTGGTGGAGGTGGCACCGTTGGTGGTGCTGGTGGCATAGGTGGTCTTCCTCCGCCGGCTTTTCCTCCGCCGGCTTCTGTATCAATAGTCGGTGCTGGTCTATTTTCCCACCAATTCGGAGACATCCAATATGGTTCCGCCATAAAGCGCATTGGGTTTGTACTCCATTCCTCTTGGTCTATTTGCAGTTGTGCTTGCTGTTCTGGAGTGGGTCCTCCGCCTCCTCCTACTGGAGGTGGTGGCACCGTTGGTGGTGCTGGAGGCATTGTTATTGGACCTACAGGTTCTGGAATCTGAACAGGAGGTACTCCGGGAAATTTTGGTTCTTGTCCGGGAAACATTGGTTCTCCGCCTCCCGGTGGCATAGTATTTACAGCAGCTTGTACTGGGTCGGGCATCATTGGAGGTGGTCCCGGTGGCATCATTGGAGGTGGTCCCGGTGGCATCATTGGTTCTCCGGGTGGCATCATTGGAGGTGGTTCCGGTGGCATCATTGGAGGTGGTCCTCCGCCTACACCAGCAATGTTAGTAGGAAAATCTGCTGGTCCCATAAACTGGTCGGGCATCATTGGAGGTGGTCCCGGTGGCTGTGGTACAGGCTGAGTAATACCTTCTAAAGTATTGGGATCTCTAAGCCCTTCTGCCATTTGTAAAATCCAAGTAGCGTCTAATAGATCAATTGCACCGTCTTGGTTTACATCGGCAACTGCCATTTGTTCTGGAGTAAGCTGCCTTACTTCTCCTGAATAGTCCATAATATCTTGAGCAGTAATACCTTTATAAGAATAGGGCATTTGTTGTACTGCTGTTTGCACTGGGTCCGCTATTGCTGGAGGAGTTATCATTGACGGCCCTTGATTCATAACCGGAGGAGAACCCCTTGGTTTCATAACTCTTGTTCTTGGTCGTCTGGCCATTATTTACCTTTGTTTTTGTCTCTGTCCGTAATCGCTTTTAGAGCTGCAATATCTTCCTGGGACTTAGTTCTCTCTTCTTCTGCTCTGGCTTTTAAAACCGCAATATCTTCCTGAGATTTTATTTTTTCCTCATCCACTGCCACTTTCATCTTGGCAATGTCCTTTTGAGATTTTACTTTTTTAGTATCTGTTTTATCTTTTTGTTTAAGTTTTGCTTTATCCAGAACAAGTTTCTTTTCAGCAATTTCTTTATCGTCTTGGTTCTCTTGTGCTCTGATCTGCAACTCTTGTTGCTTTAATTCTACCACTCCATCATCAGGTGGTGCCAATATTTCTTCTAAGGCTGGCATCACCATCTCCAGTAATTGTAACTCAATTTGTGCTTTGAGGGCTTCTTTTTCTGGATTAGGTGGAGGAGGTGCGCCTGGTGGCACTGGTCCGCCTGCTTGCATTTGTGGTGGCATCATGCCGTTTCCTCCTTGTGGCATAGGTTGTTGTTCCGGCATTTGTTGATCGGCTTGTTTCTGTGCTTCCAACGATATGTGTTGAAATATATGCGACGTTAAAGTCGGCACCGTTGTCGGATTCATCATGGCCACAGGACTTTCAAGTAAAGTTAAATGCGCTTCAATATGCGTCATGTGTTCCTGTTCAGGAAAAGCCATAGGAGGAGCACCCATCAATACTGAACCATTTTCTTGCGCAGGATCCACAGGAGCGGGTGGTGGGGGATCGGGCATTAATAGTGCGTCAATATTTTCTGAACCCAGCGCCTCATACATGCGACGATAGGATTCTTTGATATTGTGTATTTCTGGGTTACTTTGTACTAACTGTAATTCCTGTTGCGCCAAGGAAATCCTTTGGCTCATAGAAAAGAAGTTTGGATCAGAAACTGGAATGACATCAACGCGACCGTCAAAGTCCTGTTGCTTAATCATTTGATCGCCACCCGTTACCTGATACGGATATTCAGGAGGCAAAAATTCTGAGAACAGCCTGGCTAATATCTTAAACTCTGTTTTTTGAGCATAGTGCAGTCGTTTGTGCACAGCTGACATGACTCTTGTGCCTTGCTCCAAAAGCGCCATGGTGGTGCCAACAGGAAGTTCCTGGTTGCCTTCACCAATTTGTAAATTAGCCAAGGACGCGAATCTTTGCCCAGCTTCAACACAAGAACCCATTAAAGCAAGTAGGGTTTGTGAAGGTTCTTTATAAGGCAAAGGTATCAAAGAATCTCGAAGGGCTCCGCCTGGTGCATCTACATCACGAAACTCTCCTGGTTCCAATGGAGTTTCGTCGTCCCTGATTCTCAATCCCCTGGCTTTAAATCCAGCAGGAAGATTGGCTAGGGTTCCGGCATCTATGAGCTGTCTTAGAGCTCCGGTTGCGGTTCTGGAAAGTCCTCCAATCATGTGAATCAGTCCAAACCCGTAGAAACCCAAACCTGGGAGAAATTTGTAATGAACGAAAAACTGAATTTTTGTTTTCAGGGGGTCGTTCGGATTATAGTTTCTACGGATCGCTAAAACTTGATTTGAAGTTCGGTCAACTGTAATTATATAAGGGAGATGAAAACCATCGGGATCTTCAAAACCAGGGATGTCCATGGATACATGAAACTCTAGGAGCTCATACATCATTTCGTTAACGCCAGTGGTTAATCCTTCAAGGTCATCTACTTTATCTTTGGGCTTACTGGCAATATTCGTTTCACTAGGCTCCAGTGAAATGTCTCTATAAAACCCCGCTACTTGCTGTGTGCGCACCTCGTTATAGGTCATTTTTACTATATGGGTCACTCTTTCACAGGTTTCAATGTCGCTGGCGGTATAGGGCACCACTAAATCTTCAGTAGGCACAAAAGTGCTTACTGCTCGTTGTTTGCTTGGGTCAAAATAGACTTTCTTAAAAGCAGAGCCTGCTAGAGGCAAATAAAACAATAATTGGTCCATTTCAGGGGTATATTCCTGCATTACCGTAGTGATTTGGTAGTTCATAAACTCTTGCACGCGCTGTGCCTGAGCCTCACTTTCGGGGTTTTCGAGCCCCATTATTCGGGTTTTTACGGGTCCTTTGGAAGGAAGAAGCTCTTTAAAAGCTTGGGCTTGAAATTGAGTAACCGATTCTGCCAGGAGGGGGTGGGTTACCCCTGATGCTCCCGGAAACGGTCGCTCACGGTCTTCATATTTGAATCCAAGGAGATCCAAGCCTTCAACATAGGTTTGTTCCCAATCGGCTCGACTGCCATGGTCATCTTCAAAATCTCCAACTAGGTCGTTGGCTATCAGCCCAAGGGTTGAATCGTCTATGTGTTCTGCTAAATTAGCCTCAAAAGGAACCTGCTGCTGTTGCTGCTCCATGCCATAGGGATCAAAATTTATTTCAGCTGAACCGTCTTCTATAAAAGAGACAGCAGCCCCACTGTCCATGGGCAATGGTTCTTCGATCTCGACCGTTTGTCCGTCTTCAATTTCTAGGTCAATCAGATCAGCAATACGATCTATGTTCGTCGGTTTATTTCCGCCAATTGTGGCCATTAATTTGTTCTCCCAAATTCTCTAGGAAGGGGTTGTAAGTAATCCATTAAAAATTCTGCTGTTTGTTCTCCGAAACTTGGGTCTTCTGGCATCATAGTTGCTTCTGCCATTTTTGCAACGGCTGGAACTGTGCCAAGCGCTACTCCACCCTGTTTTATTATGCTGGTAATTTCACTGTTTGTCTCTTTTGCCAAGCGCTCCCACTCTATTGCTTCTTTAACTTTATTGACTTTTCTAGCTTCTATTGCCGCTTGCTGAGACCTGCGAAGTCGGGTAAGCATATTTTGTGCGTATGTTTGAGCAGTTGAGTCCGCAATATTTGGTCGTAGAGTTTTAATAGATCTTTGAAGAAGCTCTCTTGCCGCTTGTTGCGTTGGTGATCTTAGTCTATAAGGAAGGTCAGTACCAACAAGACTTGCTTGGTCATAACGGCTATAGTTTTGCTCCCAAGGGCGTTGGGATTTTTTTCCAAAACTCGCTTCACTTCTGTTTTTACCAATGAATTGTCCGGTTTTGCCTTCCCGCATCATTTTGTCTGTTTTTTTCAGGGAGGCCTCCATAGCCTCTTTCATTTCTCTGTTTGCAGCTTCTTCTATCTCGTCCCATCGGGACTTGGGCTTCTTTCTTTTTATCAGAGTCGCAATTCCCTGCCCTATTTTTATTGGGTTGGCCATTGGTTAGTTCCCAAATATTCTGTTCCAGAGCAATAAATCTCCTATTCCTCCTTGTTCAAGGGGTTCTTCGTCAAGGGCTAAGTCAAATTCTGGTTCCTCATAATAGGGCGTTGTTCCTGATGGACCAAAAGCAGCTCCCATGCCTCCGCCCATGCCTGTTGCTCCTAGGGCTTCTTTGATAGCGTCTTCTTCGTTCCGAAACTCTGGTTGAGTCATCCAATCAGGTAGTTTTCCTTCTCTTGCTAAACCTTCCATTTCTGCGCCGCCTATAAATCCTAGGCCTGCGCCTATTGGAAACCCCATTTTTTTTAAAACTCCTTTGACTATCTGCGCTGTTGGTACGCTTTCAAATACCGCAGGGGGAACTCTATTGAGCAAATATGATTGAATTTCATCAAAAGCTGCCCTTTTTGTACTCGCTGGAAGATTCATTTTCCCAAGGGACTGCTTAGCCATTGCGAGGGCTTCTTTGTGTTTGGGGGAAATGCCGTATTTGTGTCCCATTAAAGCTCGAACAGTGGGATCTCCCTCTGCTTCTCGTAATCTCCTTTCCGCAATTTCTTCCGGAGTCAGTCGACGGTTGACCTTGGGCTTTTTTCTTCTAAAAAGAGAGGCAAGACCTTGGGGTATTTTTGTGGCCAAAGACATTAGTATACGCCTGTAAAGTTAATACCGCGTTTAGCGATGCCTCCGCCTCTTG